CGCAGAAGCGCTTGTTAAGTTCCAAGCAGAAACAATGATGTCAACTTTCCCTGCTGCTGGGCCGGTTAAGACTCAGATTGTGGGTCGTGAGACACCGGAAAAGAAACAAGCCGCAGTCCGTGTAGCTGATGATATGAACTACCAGCTCATGGATGTCATGGAAGAGTACCGTCCAGAACATGAAAGAATGTTATGGGGCTTGGGGCTGGCTGGTAACGCTTTTAAGAAGGTGTACTACGATCCGTCTATTGAACGACAAATTTCTTTGTTTGTCCCCGCAGAAGACATTGTTGTACCTTACGGTGCATCGAATATTGAGACCGCTGAACGTGTTACCCATGTAATGCGTAAGACTGAAAACGAACTTCGTAAGCTTCAGGTTGGTGGCTTTTATAAAGACGTTGATCTTGGCGAACCCAATAACACGTTGGACGAAGTAGAAAAGAAGATTGCCGAGCAGATGGGCTTTCGTGCTATTTCTGATGCTCGTTACAAGCTTCTTGAGATGCAAGTCAATCTAGACCTCCCGGGGTATGAGCATGAAGAAGACGGCGAAGAGACAGGCATTGCCCTTCCATACATTGTCACGATTGAGCAGGGCAGCAATACAATTTTAGCGATCCGTCGCAATTGGGAACCTGATGATGACACGCATAAAAAACGCCAGCATTTGGTGCATTACGGTTATGTCCCGGGCTTTGGGTTTTATTACTTTGGCCTCATTCATCTTGTTGGTGCTTTTGCTAAGTCTGGTACTTCTCTTATCCGTCAGCTTGTTGATGCTGGCACTTTAAGTAACCTGCCCGGTGGATTTAAAACTCGTGGTATGAGAATTAAGGGTGACGACACACCTATCTCGCCCGGCGAATGGAGAGATGCAGACGTTCCTAGTGGAACGATGCGCGACAATCTTTTACCGCTACCATACAAAGAGCCAAGCCAAGTCTTACTTGGTCTGATGAATCAAATCGTTGAAGATGGTCGTCGCTTTGCTAACACCGCTGACCTGCAGATTAGTGACATGTCCGCTAACTCTCCAGTGGGTACGACGCTCGCCATTTTAGAAAGAACATTAAAGGTGATGTCGGCTGTGCAGGCTCGAGTTCACTTCTCTATGAAGCGAGAGCTTGGATTATTAAAGAAAATAATCGCCGACTACACGCCCGAAGACTATAGCTATGAACCCGAAGAAGGTAATAGACGTGCTAAGAAGTCTGATTACGACAACGTAGATGTTGTCCCAGTCAGTGATCCAAATGCCAGCACAATGGCGCAGAAGATTGTTCAATACCAAGCTGTTTTGCAGTTGGCTCAAGGCGCACCGCAGATGTACAACATGCCCTTGTTGCACCGACAGATGTTGGATGTCCTTGGAATTAAAGAGGTACAGAAACTCATTCCAATGGATGAGGATCAGAAACCTACAGACCCAGTGACTGAAAACCAAAACGTTCTGATGATGAAGCCGGTCAAGGCGTTTCTGTACCAAGACCACAAAGCCCACATCACGGTACATATGTCTGCCATGCAAGATCCCAAGATCATGCAATTGCTGCAGAACAACCCAATGGCTCCACAGATTCAATCTGCAATGCAGAACCACCTCAACGAACACTTGGGTATGGAGTACCGCAAGCAGATTGAAGAACAGCTAGGCATGAACTTGCCACCTCAGAAAGATGAAGCCGGTGAAGATACCAACATGAGTCCAGAAGTTGAAGCACGACTCTCACCACTCTTAGCTCAGGCTGCACAACAATTATTGCAAATGAACCAGCAAGAAGCTCAACAGCAGCAAGCCCAACAGCAAGCGCAAGACCCCTTGGTTCAAATGCAGCAACAAGAGTTGCAGATTAAACAGGCTGAGTTGGAACGCAAGAAGCAGAAAGACGCTATGGATGCGCAGCTTAAACAGCAACAGCTGCAAATCGAGAAAGAGCGTATTGAAAGTCAGACGCAAATCGAAAGTGCGCGTATCGGTCTTAAGGCCGATCAAGATAAACAAACTGCCGAAGACAAACAGCAACTTGAAGGTATTAAGATTGGTCTGCAGGCTGAGCAAAGCAAGCGCGAAAGCGAGGCCCGACAGCAGTATGAAGGAATTAAGATTGGCTCAGATGTTGCAATAAAACAACGCCAAATGGAATTGCAAGCTAGACAAAAAACCAAACCGACAAAAGGTGAATGATGGACGCTTTCGAGGTGTTAGTTAAGCAGCTTGATGAAAAGATTGAACAACTCCAAGACTTTATAAGTACGGGCAGACCCGAGACTTTCGAGGAGTACAAAAAACTGTGCGGTGAGATTAGAGGTCTTACCATTGCGCGGGGCTATACCCTTGACCTCAAACAACGTATGGAGAACTCAGATGAGTGAAATCCTTATCGGCTCAAACCCCGATAATCCTCAAGTAGTAGGCATTTACAACTCCGAAGCTACCGCTGAAGAGAAAGCAAAGCAACTTCCCCGTCCCTCTGGCTACCACATTCTGTGCGCCATTCCAGAAATGGAAAAAGAGTACGACAGCGGAATCATTAAAGCAGACGAAACCTTACGCAACGAAGAGATCCTCACAACGGTTCTATTTGTCGTGGACTTAGGCCCAGACTGCTACAAAGACGAAAAGAAATTCCCGTCCGGTGCTTGGTGTCAGAAAGGCGACTTTATCCTTGTCCGCCCTAATGCTGGCTCAAGACTGGTTATTCATGGGCGTGAGTTCCGTCTCATTAATGATGACACTGTTGAAGGCGTTGTAGACGACCCTCGCGGTATTAAACGTAAATAAGGAGCCTACAAAATGGCTGACTACGAAAAAGACGAGTTTAAGTTCCCAGATGAAGTTGAAATGGGTAAAGACGATGACGTTAAGATTGAAATTGAAATCGAAGACGACACCCCAGAGCAGGATCGTGGGCGCGAACCCATGCCAAAGGAAGTAGTCGAAGAGCTTGAGAACGATGAGCTTGAAGAGTATTCTGACAAGGTTAAGGTTCGCCTAAAGCAGATGAAGAAGGTTTGGCATGATGAGCGCCGAGCCAAAGAAACTGCTTACCGTGAGCAACAAGAAGCTGTTGAATACGCCCGTAAGGTTTCAGAAGAGAATAAACGTCTCCGAGCGCAGTACTCAGCAGGTGAGCAAGAGTACGTCAATACAGTTCAGAACGCTGCCTCTATGGAACTGGAGATGGCGAAAAAAGCGTATAAAGAGGCTTATGACTCTGGAGACGGTGACAAGTTAGTAGATGCGCAACAGGCAATGCAAGATGCTAACTTTAGGTTGCACACCGCAAAAAATTATCGCCCTACTCCTTTACAGCAGGAAGAAATTGCGGTACAACGTCAGCAAGAACAGCCTGTTTCTAAACCAGACAATCGAGCGTTATCGTGGCAAGAGCGAAATACTTGGTTTGGTCAAGATGAGGAAATGACTGCTGCGGCTTTAGGCTTACACGAAAAGCTTAAGCGAAACGGTGTAGTTGTGGGTTCAGATGAATATTATGCGACATTGGACAAAACAATGCGCAAACGGTTCTCAGAGAATTTTGACGAGCCAGAAACGAGAACACCTCGTACAAAGTCAGGCACGGTAGTCGCTTCTGCGGCACGAAGCACCTCACCAAACAAGGTGAGATTAAAGGCTAGTCAGATTCAACTTGCCAAAAAACTTGGTTTGACCCCCGAACAATACGCTCGTGAAGCAATTAAACTGGAGGCTCAATAATGGCTGAAAATCGACTTACTCGTGAATTAGAAACCCGTGCAACCCAACAACGTCTAAAGCAGTGGGCGCCAGCGGAGTTGCTTCCAGAGCCAGATAAACAGGCTGGGTATTCGTATAGATGGGTGCGTGTTGCCACTCTAGGCAAAGCTGATCCTAAGAACCTCTCCTCCAAAATGCGAGAAGGTTGGGAACCAGTCAAGATAGAGGAACAGCCGAAATTTCAACTGCTAGTTGATCCCGATAGCCGTTTTAAAGACAGCATTGAGATTGACGGGTTGTTGCTTTGCAAGACTCCTACTGAATTTGTGGCTCAACGTGCGGCACACTATGACCGCCAGACACAGGCTCAGACGGACTCTGTAGACAACAATTTAATGCGTCAAAGCGATGCGCGGATGCCAATCTTTAAAGAGAGCAAGTCCACGACAAGCTTTGGCAAAGGATCTTAAATTTAATCTTTGGAGTTAAACATGGCTTACCCCACTATTTCAAAGCCTTATGGCTTTAAGCCAATCAATTTGATTGGCGGTCAGGTATTTGCCGGTTCCACCCGTAAGATGCGTATTGCTAGTGCATATGCAACTTCGATTGGTTACGGTGATCTCTTGATTCGTGCAGGCGACGGTACTGTCGAACGCTCGGCTGCTACAACTGCTAAACCTACTGGCGGTTTCGCTGGTGTGTTTCTTGGTTGTGAATTCATTAACCCAAGCACTGGTCAATTGCAATTCCAACAGAACTTTGTTGGCGGAACTACAGTGACTGCTGGCTATATCACAGCTTATGTTTGTGACGATCCAGATGCATTGTTCCAAGTTGCTGTCGTTTCTGGCACAACAGTCGTGACCGGCGTTCAATTTACGGCTGTTGGCAATAACGCCACAATCGTGAACAACACTGCCATCACTAATGCTGGTAACTCACAGGTTGCTTTGCTTGACACAACCGCCACAACCGATACATTGACAATTCGCATTGTTGACGTTGTGCCTGATACCGCCTACGAATCTGGCGGCAACACGCTGTTTCCTGAAGTGATCGTAAAGTTCAACTTCGGTATGCATGCATACGAAACCGCCGTCGGCGTATAAGGAGCTAAATCATGGCTATTTCACGCGCACAACTATTGAAAGAGCTGCTCCCCGGACTGAACGCATTGTTCGGTATGGAGTATGCAACATATGGTCAACAACACAAAGAGATCTACGAAACAGAGACCTCTGAGCGTTCGTTTGAAGAAGAGACTAAGCTTTCTGGCTTCTCGGCTGCACCTGTTAAGAACGAAGGTTCTGCAATTGCATACGACAATGCTCAAGAAGCTTTTACAGCTCGTTACTCACACGAGACCATTGCTTTGGGCTTTTCGCTCACGGAAGAGGCAATTGAAGATAACTTGTACGACTCACTGTCTGCTCGTTATACAAAAGCTCTCGCCCGTGCAATGTCGTACACCAAAGAGATTAAAGGCGCTGCTGTATTGAACAACGGCTTTACTTCCGGTTATAACGGCGGCGATGGCGTTCCTCTCTTCAGCAATGCCCATCCTTTGGTTGGTGGTGGTACAAACAGCAACATTCCTTCTACTCCTGCTGACTTGAACGAAACTTCGTTGGAAAACGCTGTTATTCAAATTGCTGCATGGACAGATGAGCGTGGCTTGTTGATTGCTGCTAAGCCTGTTAAGTTGGTTATTCCTCCTGCACTCCAGTTCGTTGCAACTCGTTTGCTCGAAACTTCATTGCGTGTTGGAACTGCTGACAATGACATCAATGCATTGAAAAACAACGGTTCAATTCCCGGCGGATACACTGTCAACAACTTCTTGACAGACACAAACGCTTGGTTCCTTTGTACCGATGTTCCTAACGGCATGAAGCACTTTGTTCGTACACCCCTGTCGAATTCGATGGACGGTGACTTCGACACAGGCAACGTGCGTTACAAATCTCGCGAACGTTACAGCTTCGGCTGGTCGGATCCGCTTGGTATGTATGGCTCACAGGGCGCATAAATAAACCGTTAGAAACTGATGGTTTGACCCCACTCAAAAGGTGGGGTTTTTTATTGCTTGCATTTATTGTTGTATAGGTTATTATTAAATAAATCTGGGAACCCCCAGCCTTACTGACCGCCCCAGCGGACGATGCAGAGACAGTGAGGCGTAGTACTGCATATACAAGGAATTATCATGGCTTCGACCACCTTCTCCGGCCCAGTCACATCCACAAACGGATTTATTGGTAACGTTACCGGTAACGTCACAGGTAACGTCACAGGTAACGTTACAGGCAACATCGCTGGTTCTGGGTCAATCACCCACGCCTCTACAGCGGCAATTAATGCTACAGCTACAGCAACAGCAGCAGAAGTTGCAACTGGTTATATTACATCGACGTCCGCCGCTGCAACGACAATTACGCTTCCTACAGGCACATTACTTGGTGCTGCTTTGGGCGCGGTTCGTGGCACCGTGTTTGATCTGTACGTAGACAACACTGCTGGCGCAAACACAGTAACTATTGCTGTTGCGGTTAACGGT